TAGTATTGGGGACAATATTTTTCTTGCAAATCCAACATACACATCAAGAATTGAATTTATTGACGGTGTTGAAACAGAAATTGTTATAGCGAATGTAAATGGGGTTGTTGCCGAAATGATCGTTGATGATTTATTCACGGCGGTCCTTTTAAGTAATCCACTTGCAATTTTAATTAAAAAACGCTCATTAGTAAATACCGGGTGGAGTCACGATGAAAACGGATTTTTTGTAATGCAATCAATAGATGGTGTAGAAAGAAGAATCAATGAAATGGGAGACGTTATTTTATGAGTGCAAAATCACGATGGGAGCAGTATAAGGAAAAAAATAATGGAGTGACATTTTTAGACGCTCTTAATCCAAATACGCAGCGTACAGATGAAGAAAAAGCTCAGAAAAGATTTTCTATATGCAAAGAATGCCCAGAGTTAATTGATCTAACAAAACAATGTAAACAGTGTGGTTGTTTTATGCTTTTAAAAACCAAATTAGAGGCCGCGGTATGTCCGTTAAATAAATGGTAAATGGCATCTATATTTATACAAATTCCATCATATCGTGATTGGGAACTGCCAAAAACAGTATCTGATGCAATAAATAAAGCATCTGGTCAGCATGAATTATATTTTGGCATACACAATTGTCTATTATTTCCTGGAGAGGTTATTAAGCCAGAGTCAACAGTTAACTGGGCGCATATAAAATACGAGGAAAGCATTGCTCCAGAAAATATTGGATTGCAAAAATCAAGGTATATTGCTAATAAATTTTATAATAATGAAGATTATTATTTTCAAATTGATGCCCATATGAGATTTGCAAAAAATTGGGATTTAAAAGCAATTGCAATGATGAATTGGTATATTGATATTGGGATAACCAATCCATTAATTACAGCGTATCCTTCTTCGTACTGGTATCTTGACGACGGGGTAAGTGAACAACATACAGATTATTATCCAACAAAAATTTTATTTGTACAAAATTTAGAAAAATTTAAAACAACACTAATACCACTCAATACAGCTTATCCAACAGATAAATATTGCGCCTACACCTATGGCGTATCTGGCGGATGTATTTTTACTTTTGGTTCTTTTGCTCAAATAAAACCAAATATAAAAATTGCATTCTGGGGAGAAGAGCCGCTGATAGCAGCAAGAGCTTTCACTCATGGTTTTGATTTAGTCACCCCTACAGAACATTTGGTTTCCCACCTGTATGCTTCGGACCAACCATTTAACAAAACAAGAAGACATCATGTATGGAAAGATTTTCCAAAAATTTGGGATGAAATGGATGTTATTTCAAAAGCAGAATATAAATCTATATTTACAGACAAAAGAATCGGTGATGATGCACTGGGAACGGCTAGAACATTGGAGCAATATGAAGAGTTTGCTGGGCTTAACTTTAAAACGGGTGAGATACATCAATCAAAATGGATTAAATAAAAATACTAAAATACGACAAATAATGACAATCCTATGATATAATTCATCAATGAGTCAAAAGAAATGGTATAATTGGAAAATGTCTAGAATAAATCAAAAACCTAATTGGCAAACCGAAAAAATTGACGATGATTTTACGGTTCCGCAAGACAATACGGAGAATCATCTGCAAAATGATATAAACAACAGTGCTGGACAGGCAAGTCCCCAGCAAAATAATAGTTTAGATATGAACCTGGTTTTGGCTTGTTTCCAAGAAAAACTAGCTCAGTTAACTACTGAGTTGATTGTTAAAGAAGCTACAATCAAACAATTAACCAATATTCTCAATAATATGAAAGGACAATAAAATGAGTGAAACATTGGAACAAAAAACGACAAATCAAAAAACCGAGTTTGTTGTTGAAATTAAAATATCAGAAAAAAACCTTGCCTATAAAAGTGATTTTTCGGAGGCGGAAACTATCTTTTGGCTAGAGGCTGTAAAAAACCTCGTTATTAAAAAGACTTTTGAGGCCGCAGGAATTACCGAAAGTATATAAATTACAGCCTTAACGATAAAGCCCTTACTATTACTGCCACAGCTGCAATAAGGACGTACAATGGCACTTAGAGATTATATACCTTTTTCTGGTGTAGGTGAACAACTAGAAATAAGGGAAAAGGCTTTGACCTCAGACGATATGAGGTCGCTTTCAAAAACAATGAGAGTAGCCGCTTTGGCTCTTGGCTTCCAGGGTACTTCTTATTTTTTCAGCAAAAGAGCTTCTTTTGAACCGCCATCCTACGACTTCGATAGAATTCTTCAAGCTGTTGATACGGATTCTTACGTAAAGCAAGCTATATCAAAGCACAAAGAGCTTTTTTGGAAAGAGGGTTGGGAAATAGTCTCGGAAAATCAAGAGGCCGTTTCTTATCTACTGCAGAGAATAGATTATATGGAAATGGCCATGAAGAGACCATTTTTAGATTTTTTAATTGAAGTTTCTGATCAGCTATTTAAGTTTGGAAATGTCTTTATTGTTAAGGGTAGGGGTGACGTAGCTTCTTATTTCCCGAGTAAGCTTAACCCCATAAATTCAGAGTATCCAATAGCCGGATATTATCTTATCCCGACTGAACAGGTTAGAATTCTTAGGGACAAATACAATAGACCAAAAGCTTATCAGCAAGCGACCGATCCCCTGACATATGCCCCGACAGAAAGAGATCCAGTTTGGTCTGCGGAGAGGGTGATACACCTTCATCTGGACAGAAAGCCTGGAAGGGCATTCGGTACCCCCTATATTAGCAATGTGTTAGACGACGTTATCGCCCTTAGGCAGATTGAAGAAGACATACAAAATCTTGTTCACAGAGAACTCTTCCCGCTTTACAAGTACAAGATTGGCACTGCAGAGCAGCCAGCTGAACCGCAGGAAATAGATCAAGCCGCTCTTGAAATTGAAAATCTTAGAGCAGAAGGCGGATTAATTTTACCGTTTAGACACGACATAGAAATAATTGGCTCAGAAAATACCGCACTAGATGCCTCAAAATATTTAGACCATTTTAAGGAAAGAGTGGCCGTGGGCCTGGGTGTAGCACCCCATCACCTGGGCATGACCATGAATGGCGGCAATAGATCCGTAACCGATAGGTTAGATACCGCCCTTTACGACAAGATAAAGCAAATGCAAAAACTTTTTGCGGAAATGGTAAGATTGAATATCTTCAATGAGCTTCTGTTCGAGGGCGGATATGATCCGACCATAAATCCAACTATTGTTGGGGAATCGGATAGATGTTTCTTTAAGTTCAGGGAAATAGATGTAGACACTCAGGTCAAAAAAGAAAATCACATTATTCAAAAATTCGTCAATAACACGATAACGCTAGACGAGGTCAGATTGGCTTTGGGGATGAGTGTTGATGTTGACGCAGAAGAATTGTACAGCGGGCTTCAGGCCAGAACGCAAATAAGTATCGCTGGCGCTCAGGCTGAAATTTCCGCACAGAACGCCCCAGATCCAAAAAATTCTGATGGTCAAAAACCGGCAAAAGCCGGACAAAGAAACCTGCCGAATTCCAGAAAGGGTGTTGGCAATAAATCTAGGCCACAAAATCAAAACGGTCGCTCTTCTTCCCCAAACATAAAAAGAAACGATAACAAATTTTTGACAGTAATTGAAAGTCTTCTTGAAAACGAGTATAATGTCTTAGGAACAGATATCGAAAAGGATGATAAAAATGTCTAATGTTAGCAGTGTAGAAGAGCAAGATATTCTAGAAAAATTTAGAACGGCGGTTCGCAACGGGCAAACTCGTTTAGCGCTTGAATCGCTTGTCGACATCATTGATACGATTGTCGAAATTATTACTCCGTCAGAAGAGCAAAATGAACAACCGGCACAGCAACTGCCCCAAGATCAAGCGGCGCAAGAAAAGCCGGCTTCAAAGAAGAAGCAAAAAGACGTTAAAGAAGATCAATCGGTAGCAGCAGTATCTGAATAAGTAATACCAAAATGGTTAAATTACTAGTTGGTTGTCCGATCTATAAAAGAGATTGGATATTTCCATATTGGATTTCGTGCATTGAAAATCAGGAAATTGATTTATCTAAAATTGGCTTTGTATTTGAGGTGTCTCCAGACGATGAAGCTACCATATCCCATCTAAATAAATATAGAAATGCCAGACCGAATATTGAAATATTCGAAATAGATGTAAGAAACGAAGTACCCCATTTTGAGCACAAAGACAACTCAAGGGCGTGGAGTATTTCTAAATATCATAATATGGTTTTTTTAAGAAATAAATTACTTGAAAAAGTAAGGGAAATAAATCCAGAGTACTTTTTTAGTCTTGACTCGGATGTTCTTATCACCAATCCAAATACGATTAATTATTTGGCTGCTCACGTTCAAGATGGAGCAGACGCCGTCAGCCCACTTATGTTTATGACTCCGGGCGATACATTGTATCCAAGTGTGATGGATTGGTTGGATGAACCTGGCGGTCAAGGATATAGAAAAGAAAAGTATCCTTTGGGTGAATATTTTAAGTCTGATATTATTATGGCGGCCAAAATGATGTCAAAAAAAACGTATCAAACAATTGATTACGAAATACATAGCCAAGGTGAAGATCTCGGGTGGTGTGCCAACGCGGCAAAAGCCGGACTGAATTTGTATTCCGCATCTTACCTGTATGCACCCCATATTATGCATAAGCCAATGTTGGATCACTTTCTCCAGCACGGTGATCCTAGGCAGCTATATAATTTAGAAATGTCGTAGAAAGTATGATATATTTATATAATATTGTTTAATCTTATAAATACTTCATTTACTATAA